GGGGCGCACCCTGTTTTTTGTTTTGCCCTTAATCTTCTAGCCCATGGCTTCCAGCCACATTCTTCAAATATTTCTCCGGGTCACCGTTCAGAATCAGATCGGCATAGCCCAGCGGGTCATTATAGATGAGATAATCCAACTCCGACCTCTGCGCCATGGTCACGTCCAGCGCATCCTCGACCCCGGTGCAGTCAATGGAGATTTTCCTCCCATCCCGGAGCAGCAGTTCCACGCACCCGGTATCCATGTTGAAATGGCAAGCTCTTGCATCGTACTTCATAATCGCATCCTCCAAATCTTGTTATCGGCTTACGGTCTATGACAAGGTATCGGAGTTTTGTGCCGTCCACAGGAACCTTCGTTGTTGTACCCGAAGAAAACGAAAAATCCGAACCCTTCTCCAATCGGAAACAGGTTCGGATTTTTCTTGTTTGGTGGGCGCGGGTGGATTCGAACCACCGAAGCTGAAAGCAGCAGATTTACAGTCTGTCCCCATTGGCCACTCGGGAACACGCCCATATTCAGTTTTTGCAGTCCATGGATTGCCTGTATATATTACCACCCGGATGGTAGTTTGTCAACATCTTTTGCGGAATTTTTGGATTTTTGTGCCGAAAGCAAAAACACAAAAGCAAAAGCCGCCCAGAAATCAACGTTCCTGAGCGGCTTTTTGGAGCTGGTGACAGGAGTTGAACCTGCAACCCACTGATTACAAATCAAGTTTATTTGACGTATCAATGTAAATAATTATTGATTTGTTGAATTATTGCTAGACTATGCGCATCGTGCCCAAACGCTGAAGCTTATGTAAAAATAGCACATTTTATGTCTTTTTACAAGTCACTTATCTTCCGCATTACTAGCTCATACTCTTTCGGGTACACCAGCTTTATTGCTTTCATGTGCTCGTCAAGCACCTGCATCAAACCGCCGAAAGGAACAGAGCTGGCAGCCGCCACAAAGTCGCTTTGTGGTTCCGCTGCTGCGGAGTACGCCGCCGCATAAGTCGCGGGCGGCAATGACTGGATCTGCGTTTCAGGTGCGTGCGCTTCCTCCAGCTCGTCCCGCACAGTGCAGAGGGCAGCAAGCTTTTCCACGCTCTGCCAGTCCGTCGAACCGCATTTCAGCTTGTGAATGTGGGTGTTGATTTCGTCAATGTCCATGCCTGCCGCCCTCCTCCCTTATGCGTTGCGCAAGATGTCAGCGGCCCGCTTGTAGGCGTCACGCTCTGCACCGGTGGCTTCCTGCATCATATCCTCGATGTCAGAAATCATGCGCTCACGGCCATCCGTGCGGGAGTAGTGCCCGCGCACATAGTGACGGCCACGGTTGGCGTAGCTGTTGCCCCGGTTGTAACCGTTCCCGGCATCGTGGCCAAAAGTCCCGCGCATGTCAGCTTCCCACTCGCCCGCACGGCTGTACTCGCCGCCCTCGCAGTAGTCCTTGATGCGGTGGATGTCCAGAATGATGTCCACGATCTCGCCGATCATCTCAACATCGCCCGGAGAGCGGTTCTTTTTGTCGGTCAGCTCCATGAGCTCGTCGCACATTTCGTCCTTCAGGTGATTCAGTTTATCCAGCATGACTTTATCTCCTTTCTTATGCTACCCGCTCAACGATCAGATTGCTGTTTGCAATGCTGACAGCCTGCGTACTGGTGTTTTTAACCGCTACGGTCACGCAGCAGCCGCGCGGCACCTCGATGAAAGCAGCCACAAAAACGTTGAAGTAATTTTCGACTGCCGCCGGGGTGACAATGGCGGTCGCACTGGTCAGCGACTCACCGCCGACAGCCAGCGCCACGGAAATGGGTCCCACGGTGCCGCCGGTGGGAATGGCGATATTGCCGCCAAAGCTTACTTTGAAACGGGCCCGGCACTGCCCGCTGGGCAGACCGCGCAAGGTCACAAGGCCGCTTCCCTCACGGTGCACGATACAAGCAGGGGCTTTCACTGCGGTCTCGGTCAGGGGAAGGTTTTCCCCCGCCGCCACGATGACGGTGTTGGAGTTGCTAAATTCAGCCATTTTATCGGCTCCTTTCATAGAAAAACGCCGGGACTTTTGCCCCGGCGCTCTGGTTTGCAAAATCAGCTCAGGGGCTGAACATTTCCCATTTTGGAAAAAGTTGCCGTGATTCGGTTATGCGCAGTTGCCGCAGCCACAGCCGGTCCCACAGCCATAGTAAATGGCGTTGGGGTTGGGCACCTGATAGGCAGGCACGGGAGCTTTCTGCTGCAGAGTCCCGATGATCTGGTTGGTCTGCGCGTTCATCGCGGTGGTCAGGAACGCGCTCTGGCGATCCTGAGAAGCAGCCCGGCGCAGCTCGTTGTTCTCGCTCTGCAGGGTGGCGATCTTATCGTTGGTCAGGAAGTCGAGCACCGCGCGGGTGTTGCTGTTCTGATTCTCGATGATGTCCCGGGTGTTGTTGTTCATGGCGTTCTGCGTTGCGCAGAAGCCCTGCTGCATCTGGTTCCGGGTGTCGCACTCCTGAGTGGCCAGATTGTAGTTAACGCCCTGGATCGCGGTCTGGGTCTTGCAGCAGCAGTCTGCCAGCTGTGTAGCCAGAGCATTCTGACCCTGCATCAGCGCAACGTTGGTGCCGTTGAAGCCCTGCTGCATGGCGTTGGTGACACCGTTCAGGCCCTGCTGCACGCCGTTGAAGCCCTGAAGCATCCCGGTGTTCATGGCATAGAAGCCGTCACACAGGCCGCTTTCCAGCCCGTTCAGCTTGTTCATGACGCTCTGGTTGTCGAAGCCGCGCTGCAGGTCCGCCTGGGTCACTGCGCTGGTCATATAAGGCGAAGCGCCGCCCATGCCGCCGCCCCAGCCAAAGCCGCCCATGCCGCCCCAGCCGAACATGCCGAAGATCAGAAAGAGGACGATCCAGCCCATCCAGTCGCCGCCCCAGCCGTTGAAGCCGTTGCTGTAACCGTTGGCGGGCTGTACCGGCATGGTCAGAACCGTGCTATCAGAAGAAAGAGACATAGTTTTACTCCTTTACGTTAGATTTTGAAATTTATTCTAAATGCGGCCGCATTTTAGAATCCAAACATATTTTTCATGCCGTTGAGCATCGGCGCGATCTGCTGTGCCCGCTGCTGAATGGCGTTAAGCTGCTGCTGTGAGAGCTGGCCGGAGGTGAGCATCTGGTTTATCATCTCCTGCGGGTTCTTTCCCTGCATCTGGCCCATAAACTGCTGGAACTGCCCGCCAATAGGGTTCTGAGCCTGTCGGCCCATCGAATTAAACAAGCTGCTGCCCATCGTTTAGCCCTCCTTTTCCGGCTCTGGTGCTTCTTGCTTCTCCAACGCCGCCAGCTTTGCCGCCAACTCGTCGAACTCCTTGCGGGTGACATACTCCCCGCTTGCGGCTTGCGTGGCTGCAATCGACGCTTTGGGGCCGCTGGTGCGTTCCTTGTAGTCGTAGATGCGGAGCGGGAACGGCCTGCCGTCCTGCCCAACCTCTTTGATGTAGAAGGTATCGGAATCGGCATCCAGTAAAAGCACCCGGCTCCCGTTGGCGACCAAATAGCCCCGGGCCGCTGCTTCTCCCTGTACCCAGATAAAGCCGCTGTCAGTCGGCGCGGCCTGCCCTTGCATTGTCGGCATCATGACGGGCTGGGGCTGGTACTGTGCTGCCCTGAGCTGCTCAAGCTGCCCTTGCGGCTGTTGCGGGTAATACATTTGCGGGTATCCGTTATAGATCGGCATCGTTTACTCCTCCTTGTACCAGTAGTAGATCGGGCATTCCGCGCCGCTGTCCCAGCTGTCCCACCACGCGCCGTCGATCACGGTCAGGACATGCCCGGAGCAGCCCAGCACATACACGCCGCGCGGATACTCCCGGGCAAAATCTGCCACGGTGTAACAGGTGGTGCAGTCCGCCTCCACCAAACGGCGCTTGAGCCCACGCTTTTGAAGGTATGCGCCCCATGTGCGGTTAGCGCTGGGCATATCGCCGAGGGCGTAGCCGGTGAGCGCCAGCGCAATATATGCTTGCTCCCAGCTCTGACCGGTGGCCGCAGCTACTGCCCGCACTGCGCAGTCCCCGACGCTGCTCCCGCGTGGGTTTGGGTTAAACCTGTGCCACATGGCACCCCCTCCCTTTGCGCCCAGTGTACTTTTTTAAACCGCCGTGAGAGACAACGAACGCACAACGAAGGACAAAAAAGAAAAGCGCCCACACAGCACAGGGCCGTATGAGCGCTCAAGTATTTGCACGCAACGCGTATAAAATTTTCAAAAAAACCTTGACAATTGCACGCAATGCGTGTATGATAAAGACAGTGAAAGACCCCGAACAAACACATGGAGGTAACAATTATGAAAAAGCTTACTGCTGACGAGTTCGCAACTAAGGTTATGGCCACCGGTACCGAAATTGAGTGCGACAACGGCGTTTGGATGATTTACGCGCACCTTACCGATGATGGCGACGTCAAGACCTCTCATCTGGACGCTCGCGACCTGATGGTCACTACCAGCATCGAACTCTCCGATGAAGAGGGTGAGGCACTCATGAACGGCAATCTGGACGACGTTGAGAGACAGGCCATCGTGGAAGACCTTTACCCGAAGTATCTTGAAGCTCTGGAAGATATGGAGTAAAGAAAAGTCCCCAGCCGATGCACAAACATTGACCGGGGAGATTTAAGAAGGAGAAAGGCAATGTACACAGCTGAACTTTTCAATATGGCAACCGACCCGGAAACATCCCGGGCAGCGTTCCTTAACAATGTCACCCTCAGCATCCCGGATGATGCCGACGGGTGCGTAGATCTGGACGCCGAGAAGGCAAGGCTGTCCACCATCTGGGATTTAGCTCATCTTCCAATGCGTGAGCTGGTGGCCCGCACCGGGCTGTCTCAGACCTCTTTCGCAAAGCAGGCGGGCGTCCCGCGGCGCACTGTGCAGGACTGGTGCGGTGAAAAGCGCACGTGCCCTACATACGTCAGATTCCTGTTGGCCGAGCACTTTGGACTGCTGTAAAACAAAAAATCCCCCACTTTGCCTACAGTGTACCCCGCGTGGAACGCAGGGTTTTGGCAAAGCAGGGGATTTTTTATGCCGCCGAAACGGCAAAGTCTAAAATCAAGAGCGGAACCGCCCACAGGCAATGCCGCTCTCTACAAAGGCTGTAGCCTTTCAAACATCCACCCTAATGTGCTTCTTCGAGAGGCCGGGTGGATTTGTTGAGATAATTATACCACAAATCGTGAAAAAAGAAAAGCGGCAGACCCGAAAGCCTGCCGCTTCAATGCGTTTCGTGAGAAATCGCACCCAATTAGGATTATGATATCACACATCCAGCATTTTATCAATAATTTTCAGCCTATTGCCGATTGATGTCCGACAATACGGCACACGCGCTGCAATATCAACTTGGCATAGCTGGTCAACGTACCGCAACCGGGCGATTTTCCGGTCATACCTCCCAAGCGGCGCACGTTTTATCACAGCTTTTATCTGTTCTGCATTAAGCCCTTGCAACGCTGGCGGAAAGACTACACGAGCCGCCGCCACAGGCAGCACCGAGCCAGAAAGGCTGCGGCAGTTGTCCAGCGTTGCGCACCATATTGCCAATGCTGGCGAAACGGTGACATTTTGTCACCATTTTCGTGAGGCCACGAAATTGTTCTTGCGCGGCGTACATCCCGGTGACGTCACCGAGATGGTGGTATGTAGTGCTTGCCATGATATCCTCCTTACTTCCCGATCGAGGGCTTTTTCTCTGCCAGTGCCTTTTTCATCATGCTTACGGCCTTTTCGATCACGCTGTCCAGCACTTCATCGGTGATAAAAGGCTTCAGCCAGTCCGGCAGTGCGCCGCGCAGCGCGGCAAAGACCTGTGCCTTTTTCTTTGCGCCCTGACCGCTGCCCATGATGTTTTTTTCAGCGATGGTCACGAGCTCCAATGCCCACTGCTTAACGTACTGCTTGTAGCCCAGCCGGATGGCACCTACGGCCAGCGCGGCAAAGCCGATGAACATCAGTACCAGTGCGATGGGTGCGGGGATAAAGTTAAACATTGCTTCCATGATTTGTTACTCCTTTCAGCAGGTAGTTGTTGATATCGGATTTGCTTTTTTGCATACCTTCGCGGTTGTTGCCGGACAGCTGCGAATCCAAAAGATTTTGTACGCCAACGAGTACGAGACGCATTTCTTCATCGAGGCCGTCAAAGCGGCGCAGGTCTCTTGCAAGGGCCTGTGCGTGCTGAAGCTGTCCCTGTTCCAGCACGCCAAGTCTTTTTTCGAGCGTATCCATTCGCTTGTTCTGCGCATCGTCGGGGGCCTGTGCCTTTTTGATGTACTTGTGGATGATGTCCAGCACCTTGTCGATGGTGATGGCTGCGGCGCACAGGCTGCCCAGAATGCCCAGCACCCACAGTAAAGCTTCTTTTTCGGTCATTTACCCTCCCGGAGACGGGTCAGACCCTTCTTGCTGATGATACCCGCATAGTCCTTGTATGCGTGGGACATGTCCACGTTGGTGACTTTGCCCGGAATGGCATCCACAACGCCCGGGATATGCGCCTTGCTGGTGTACTGCCACATGCCAAAGGGCCAGCCGGGAGCGGGCTTCTTCGTGCGGTAGGCAGCCAGCCACACATCGTAGGGCTTCAGCGCCGCGCCGCCCATGTACAGGAAGGTGTTGCCGAACCACAGGCCGGTGTAGAGCAGAGCATACACGCCCCAGCTTTCCACCGTGCTCAGCATGTAGGCCGTCAGGTCGGTCAGCGCGGCCTTGCCTAGCGGCTTCTGCACCTCGTCCTCGATGTCCACGGCCACCGGCAGCTCAAAGCTCCGGCCGGTGAGCAGCTTCTTGAAGTAGGCCAGCTCTTTGTCGGCCTGCTCCCGGTTGACCGCCTTGAAATAGCCATACACGCCGCAGGGGATGCCCAGCCGCTTGCACTCGGAATAGTTGCGAGCAAACTGCGGGTCGGTGTAGGGGGCACTGGGCCTGCCCGCTGCACTGTTGCCCATGGCGCGAATCATTACGCCGTCCACCTTGCCGCTTGCCTTGACCTTCTCCCAGTCGATCGTGCCCTGATACCGGGACACGTCCATGATTTCAGCCATAGCGTCCTCCTTACTGCGTGATCTCCTCAAAGCCGCTCTTGATAAGAATTGCCTTGACCTTCTCCTTCAGCAGGCGGGGGCAACGCTCATACAGAGCCTTTGCATCCTCCATAGTCTCAGCAGACATGATTTCCTGTGCCCACAACATTGCCATCATACGTACCATCCTTTCGATTTTTTGTGTGATTTTATGCATAAACAATCTCGCTCATTTCAAGCAAGCATTGTTTCAACATCTCGTTTTCTTTTTGCAGTGCCGCCACCGTCTCCGGCAGCTTCTCCCGGGCTTCGGCCTTTTTGCGCGCTTCTTCCTGCGCGGCCAGCTCTTCGGCGGTGTAGCGGACATACTTTTGGATTGGCACTTGTTCCACCCATTCTTCCTGTGCCGGTACGCCTGGGCGGTCAACGATCTTCTGCACGTCCTTGCCACCGTTCGGATACTCGGTCACGGTCTCCCAGTGCCACTGCTCCTCCACGCCCTCTACGGCGGGGTGGGTGACTTCTTCGGTGCTGGTGGTCAGGTAGCCCAGTGTCAGGTCGGGGTTCTCCACGACCGCGCCGGTCTCGTCAATGATCTTCATGGTTCAAAACCTCCTTTCTCATGCCACGCGCCGCCAGATGTGCACATAGTAGGCGGCAGGCTGCACGGTTCTGCTGCGTCCGTAAATAGGATTCGAGCGGGAAGCGTCGAAATACAAATCTTTCGGGACACTATTGGTGACAGCAGCATCAGCACCGCCATAAGGACTAAATACCCCTGTGTTATAGAAAGCGCCTGTCATTGTAGCTCCACTTTCAGAAATGAATGAATTGTAAATATTTTCTAACTTAGGCACAACAGAGCCAGTAATATTCGGCAAACCGGCCTCCACGGTGGTGCCCGCTGCGTGGGCGTAGGACGCACCCATCAGCACCCGGTTCTGCGCAATCTCCTGCCATGTACCACCGAACAGTGCGGCGGGGCTGGTGGGGTCTTCCGAAATCCAAAATTTGATTTTGGCATGGTCTTCTGCCAGAGCGTCTGCAATCAAGGTCTTTACAGCGTCTGCGCTTATCACGCCTTTCAGCGCGTCACCAACAGCCTTTCCGTCAGCCGGAGCGCCCTCGACGCTCAGCGTCTTATCGGTGCTCACGATGGCCGCAGCCCTGTCCGCTTCAGCTTTGGCAGAAGCGGCAGAGCTTCCCGCGCTCTTTGCGTCTGCGGATGCTGACTGTGCGCTTTGGGCTGCGCTGGTGGAGGCAGTCTGGGTCATGCTTTCGCTCTCTGCAGCTGCTGCGGCTTTTTTCGTCGCGGTGCTGGCTGCTCTGGCAGCGGTTTGAGCGGCTTGCAAAGCAGCCTGCTGCTGGCCTGTCACTTCCTCGGCGTACTGCTTGACGTACTCCATGCCCTGTGCGATGTCCTCACGGACTTCCACGCCGCGCTCAGCCTTACGGATTCCCGCAATGGCTTCATCAAAAGTTTTATCCATAAAACACCTCCTGTCTTATTAGCCTGACATGTACCCTTTGAGCGATCGACTCAAATCGTAAGCATCGGACGCTTTGCGTGCACTCAAAGCCTGCAGGTCGCTGATGCTGGAAAACTCAGTGCCAAATGTAAACTCCTTTTTATCCGGCGAATCCAACGGCTCAACAAGCTTGGAACACAGCAGCCAGGTATCTACACCATGCGGTGCAGAGAAAATGTGCGTTTGCTTTCCAATTGCAATACGGCTGACATCAATATCAGCGTCTTTCAAATCGACCGCTTTGACTGTCATGCCGTTCAGATAGCGCAGATTTTTGGCAAGTTCTTCCTCTGCCGCATCCAGCAAAGACTGCGGCGTGCTTTCGATGCCTTCAATAAAGATCACTTTTGTGATGATGCCAAAAAGCTTTTGCGCAGCCAGATCGTTTGCGGTTTCTGTAATGGTTTCGCCCCACGAAAAAACAAGCCATGTTATCTTTTTGGCACCTACCGCGATCACCCGCGTGTAGATGTCCTCTGCTTTGACGTTGTTGGTCAAATCCAGCAGGTTTGTTCCAAAAGCCACCGTCTGGGTGTTTTTATCGGTGATCGCCTGCAGATAGTCCAGATACCGGCGCGGTTTTCCGTTAGGATCTTCTGCATGGCGCAGCACCAGATATCCGCCGTACTTTTCCACCAGCTCACTCTGCAAGATGTCCCATGTAACGCCATAGTTTTTTCCATCGCCAAAGCTGTATGTAGGTTCCTTGACATCAAACAAAAAGCGGGGATCCGTCTTGCCGTTGATAGCAAGGATGTATTTCCCGTTTTGCTCGGCGATTTTAAAAGTCTTGGATTCAGATGCCTGCTCAACGTTATAAATGGAGTACGTGCCAAAATTCTTGTTGCAAGTACCGCAGACGATTTCGGCTTTTTTCACTTCGACCTTTGCAGCGTACGTTTTGCCCTTTACATAGGCTGCAAACAGACGCACGCGGAAACTGTTGCTTCCAATCCGTGAAATAATGCGACCTTCCGCAATGTGCTCTTCATCGATTTCCCAGCTCAGGCAGGAAGCTTTGTTGATCTCTGTTTCCTCATAGAAAATATTCGTCTTTCCATCCACGGGATCTACAATTCCCCAATGGTAAATGTAATCTCCATCATTAGAATCGTAGCTGTAACCCACCTGCACGACTTTGATGCCGTCGATATAGGGCACGATCATGGGAATGTCCATTTGCACATTGCCAGGAGTAAAAGCTTTGTATGCATCTACCATTCCGTTGTGGTTATCGCAGATCCATTCCAAAAATTGCGAAAAGCTCACATTTTTTGCAGCGTACGGCGCAATGCCGCTGTCATTCAGATACGCAAGCTCCCCTTCGCAGTAGATTTTCTGACGCATCAAAAAATCCTGTTCATGGCTCATGGGACGGCCCTGCCAGATGGAAACGCCGTCCTGTTCCACCTCTACCGTAGTGCGCAGCTTTTGCAGCGCAGAGTGTGCCACATTGCCCAGCGGCATGGTAAACTCAAAAGAGCCAGCTTTACCCACTTCGCGGGTCAGCGTGGGGCTGATGAGCTTTTTCGTGTCGGTAATGTCGCTGATATCGTGGATACAGACCTTAGTTTTCCATGTGTCTACATCCGTCTGCACACCAGCATAAACTTTGTAGCTCATAGGCTTGCCCCCAAATACTTGATACTGATGCTGCAGTCTGCCGATGCAGCAAAAACGAGGGTGCCCACTACGCCATCCGGCATAGTAAGCCCCTCGATATACTGCCAGTCGGTGGACTTGGCCAGAATGCCCACCTCAAAGCCATTGAGAGACACCGCGATGTTTGCGGCGGTCTCGCTGCGCTGGAAGTAGATGCCGGCCGCACGCGGTGCACCGGTGATGGACACCTCTTTGTCCTCGCCCGCCTTGAGCGGGATATTCGTGTAGTTGCGCACGATGTCCGTTTCAAAGTTGAAGTCATCCCACAGCCAGTCGTTGGTGCCGTCGTAGACGCTACGCTTGAAGGGGTTGCAGGTGCCGGTGATGGTAAAGGCGCTGGAAAGCCGGTCGCGGGATGGTGTGACTTTCCAAAGCCCTTCCCAGTACCACGCCGGGTCTTCATCAAAGCGGCACTGTAGCCACTTGCCATGAATGGCATTGGCAATGTTGCTTTCGATGTAAGGCCACTTGCTTTTTGGCGCGTTGCACAGCAGTTCCATCGTAATGGTTCGCTTTTTATAGTGCACCTTGCCATCGTCCCATGTGGTCAGGTTCAGCAGTGAATCAGATCCGGTGACCTGCACAAGGTATTCTTCCGGTTCTGCCGCGCCGATTTTAGGGCTGCCCACCTTGAGATACAGCCCCCAATCCGTCAGGGTGTGAAAATTGCCGATTTTTGCCCCCAGAAGCTTTGCCATTACACACCCCTCGCTTTCCGTTCCACTGTCACGCCGATGCGTGCATCTACGTTGGTCGCCATGCGGGCCGACAGCACGCCCACCAGTTCACCGGAGTCCATGACCACCTGACCCTTGCCGATGTCGGGCAGATGCTCGTCCAGCATCCCCTCGATGCGCTCCAGAATGCTGGTCTGCCGGTCAACAATGGACTGCTGGCCGGTGACGCGGTACTGCAGGGCTGCGCGGGTGGAGAAGGTGCCCAGACTGTCATACACGCCGGTCTTGTCAAAGGGACTCTGGTAGTGGCTGACGGGCTTCTGATTATTCTTCTTGTCCATCCACATGGCAAGGCCGATGCCGCCGGCGACTGCGCCCACGCCCAGGATCAGGGCAAGGACGGGGTTTGCTGCCACAAAGGACACGATGTTGCCCAGTGCAGAGGTGATGCCGCCAGCCATGCCGGAAAAGCTCTGCACGATGCTGCCTAGAGCTCCGCCCACGCCGCCGGACTTTGCAAGACCGTCGATGATCTCACCAAAAGCCTTGACCGAGTTGGTCACACCGTCGATATCGGATTTTACCCCGCCGTCAGAAAAAAGCTTCTGGAAGATATCAAATGCCTTACCGATGCCGCCGCTGAAGTAGCCCTCATTGACCGCGGTCAGTGCCTTATTGAGCCAATCAGAGATCACGTCACGCTGCTTCTGCGATACTTCGCCCCAGATCAGATTGACAAAATCCAGCCCAAGACCTGCCCAGTCGCCGTTTTTGGCATCACTAAAGGCGCTTTTTACCAGCCCGAAAATGCCCTTATCCAGCTGGCCGGAAGCCTCGCTCAGCTGCTGGTCAATGCGGCTCTGGGTACCCTTTACGCTCTTGTCGATCTCGTTGGAGGTCTCCGTCACCTTATCTTGAATTCCGTCGATGTAGGTGATGATCTTCTCGTAAGTCTCCGCGCCGTTCTCGCCGATGCGCTGTCCGGTCTCTGTGACGTTCTTTTTGATATGCTCGCTGCCGTCCGCGTACTTTTCCACCGCCTGCTGCACCTTTGTGGTGATGCCGTCAACGGTGGTTTCCGAGACGTTGGTAAAGGTGCCAAGCAGCGACTTTGACATGTCGTCATAGGTCTTTGTGACCTTTGTGACCGTGCCGTTGACTTTGGTCTCGACCTGCTTAAAGGTTGTTGCAACACCGTTCACCATCTCCTTGCCGGTCGTGGTGGTGGTCTCGGTGATGCGGTCTTTGATCTTGCCCGCGCTGTCCTTGACCTTCTCGGTAAGGGTCTGGATGCTGGTGGTCACAGCGCCCAGCGCATTCTGCGCGGTGGTGGTAGCTGTGCTGGAGATGGACGAAATGACCGTTTCGGTGGTGGACTTGGAGCCGGAGGATCTGGATTTTTTGCCAGTGGAAGAACCAGACGGGCTGGTTGTAATGGAGCTGCCGCCGTTGCCGCTGGCTGCCGCCAGCTCCGCCTGACGTTCAGACCAGCTTTTGTTGCTGATGCCAATGCCATTCAGAGCATTTTGCCGTAAACGGTTTTTGTTGCTCTTCCGGTTATTTGCATCCGCGTACTCTTCGTAGGTATTGAAGTCTGCTGTGGCGGCTTTTCCAAGAAAACGGTTGAGTTTATAGCTCAGCTGATCCAGCCATGTGGTGGCTTTGCTTGCGAAGTCCCTGAGAGCGTTTTTTGCCGTGTTGATAGGCTCCGTCAGGCCGATGATCGCGCCTGCGAGACCAATCCAGCCGTCCGTTTTGTAGGCTTCCTGCGCCTTTACGATCAGATCATTCAGATTGCCGATTACAACGCCGATGCCGCCGGATAAATCGCCGGTCAGCAATCCGGCCAGCTGGCTCACGTTGTCCTTCAGGGTGGATACCCGGCCATTCATGGTCTGGCTCTGGGTGTCCATACTGTTGTAGTAACGCCCGCCCTCTTCGGAAGCGGCCTGCAAAGCCTGCGTCAGCAGATCATAACTGATGGTCATCTTCTGCACTTCGGCGGTGGACTTGCCTGTGTAGTCGGCCAGAATGCCGTATACGTCGATGCCAGCATAAGCAAACTGCTTGATATCGGCTGCTGTCGCCTTACCGGTGTTGGCGATCTGCTGCAGGTTCTGGGACATGCGGTTCAGCTCGTCGTTGCCGCCGCCGGTCGCAGAGACCGCGTCGCCCAGTGCCATGATGGTACTGCGGGCATAGGAAGCGTTCTCGCCTGCAGAGATCAGGTACTGGTTGGCCTTTGTCAGGGACTCGACATCAAACGGGGTTTTTGCCGCGTCTTCCTGGATCTGGCTCATGACCTGCTGGGCGGCTTCCGCGCTGCCCAGCATATTGGTAAAGCCAGTGGTGTATTTCTCGATTTGGGCGTTGTACTCGATGCCGGAAGAGATGAACCCCTCTGCGGCACTGAGTGCAGCAGAGCCGAGCTTCGAGAAGACGTTCGCCATGACCGTGCCCTGTGTAATGGCGTTGGCCAGAGATTTGCCGGATGCCTTATCCGTGGAGCTGGCAAAGCCGTCCATGCCGTTGTTTGCAGCTTTCAGCGCGGTCGTGGTTGCCCTGAGCTGTGCTTCTGCCTGTGCCAACATGGTCTTGAGGTTTTTGGTCTCAGAGGATGCTTTGCCGGTCTTGCCCACCGATTCGTTGTAACGTCTGGTCAGTTCCACTACGGCCTTTGCGGCCTTGCTGTACTCTCCTGACAGCGAAGAAACGGTTTTTTTCGTTTCGGATTGTACATTCTGGATGCCCTGCCGGTAGGCACTGTCGTCCAGCCCGAGGGTGGCGCTCAATTCAAAAATTTTCAGGCTTCATCACCCCCGTTCAAGCCATTTTTAATGCGTGCTATCACTTCATCAGCGGACGGCTGCGGCGGCTGTGGGCGGTTTTCCACAAGCCCGGCCACCATGTCGTACCACCGCTCTTCCGCGCCTATAAGGTGCGCCAGAGCGTCCGTCATGTACGCCTGATAGCTGAGTGTGATGCGCTCTTGCCGCAAAGTGTTCAGGCAGTGCTGCAAAATGTACGGCCTGCCAAACAGCCGTAGTGCGTCCGGACTGATGGAAGAAATCAGGTGTCTGTACCCGCCAGCACCAACGGCAGACACCAGAGCAAAAAATCCATCACATCGTCGTTGTTCAGCAGTTCTTTTACCGCGCGCATCTTCTTGAACGGGCCGATATTTTCGACCACCCCGTTTTCATCCACGTCCGGCTCATAGAGCAGCGGAAGCAGCTTTGCGGTGGCAGCGGCATTGTCGAACAGCAAGCTTTTTGCCATAGCCTGAATGTTCTTTTTTGCCTGTTCCTTCTTCTTCTGTTCCAGCTCCTCTGGCGTTTCCTCGCCGGTCAGGACCGGCAGAACCTTGCACAGCTCCATGATCTTGGATTTTTCCAAGACCTCCTCTGCCACATCGGCGATCTGCCAGCAGTGGCGCAGAAACTCTTCATCGGACAGCTCTGTCAAAAATTTCATGCGGTGTCCTCCTTATGCTGCGGCCTTGGGGCTGTAGTACCACTCCATAGGCACGGTGTCGTCACCCATACGGGGGCAGCCAGTCAGGGTGACGGACAGATTGCCCTTGCCCTTGTCGGTGGTCTTGAGGGACAGGCCGCCGGTGGAGAGTGCGTTCATCAGCTTGACGGCCACAAAGCCGCCGTCGATGGTATCGCCCACCCACCAGATGTCCTTGAAGTCTCCGGTGCTGGCGGTGGGATTCAGCGTCATACGGGGCGTGACTTTCTTGTCACTCACATCCGCAGCGCCCAGCGCCAGCTTGATAACGTCCGTTGTGACGTTCAGGGCGGTAAAGGCCAGCGTGCAGTCGTAGTCCTCGATCTGCATCAGCTCTGCGGTGTTTTTCTGGCAGTTGTCCACATCATCGCCAAGGTCGGTGATGTTGGGCTTGCACTCTGCCGTCACGCCGCCGGAGGTGGCGCAGATGATGTCTGCGTCCTGGATCTCGGTCGTGCCGGACGGGTCAAATTTGTTCAGCACGACACCGGCATTGATCTGCATGGACTCGAATGCTTTTGCGCTGATCTTGGTAAACTTTCTTGCCATATTGCTCCTTACTCGCAAAATTGCGTGATTTCAAAATTGAGGTATTCGCACAGATACCCTTCAGGCGGGTTGTCGAGGGGCTGTGCCCATGGGGTGCCTTTTTGCAAAAGAATAGCGCCGCCCTCACAGGAAAGCGTTATGCTGTCCTCGAGGGCTGCGCTGATCGCATCCTCGGTTTGCAGGATGGGGGCCCTGCCGCCCTTGCTGGGGTACCACAGCCGGGCGTGGAAGGATGCCGTTTCGTTCCACCCGCCGGGGATGGTGGGCTTGTAGGTCAGATAGGGCAGTGAAGCGGCAGGAGGAATGTTATCTTCCAGATAACCCGGGATGCCAAAGCCGTTGAAAAACGTGTTCAGCGCCCGGTTGATGCTCTCAGACGGTCCCATTACGGCAGCACCGCCTTTTTGCACTTGACGGCTCGCAGCCCCATGCCGGATTCCGGCGGGGCCTTGGTTTCGTCTGCTGCGCTGGTGATCTGGAAAGTCTGCCCGTCGCTCACCCGCTTGATGTAGTCTGGGAAAGCCAGCGGCACGCCGGTGTTGACCAGCAGGGTATAGGTAGATGCTGTGTCAGCCTGCTCTGCCACCTGAGCTTCCACGGTGGTGTCGTGGCGCTCCACGGCCTCAAACTCGGGGCCGTCCGTCCAGCCGGACACAAAGCCGCCCACGCCGTCCGGCTCATAGCTGCGGGTCTGAAAACGGTATTTTTGGGTAAAGCTCTGCATCACGGTGGATGCAGCGAACGGATTGACCATGTCACATCTTCCTCCAATGATTGATTTCGGATTTATAGCGGGTCTTGCCGTCTGCGGGCAGGCCGTCCGCGCCTGTAGCCATCGTGCCGGACCACCCGGCAAAGGACTGGGACACATACACGCCGCCGGCCGGGAGCACCTTGTCGTATGCGTCGATTTTTTCAGCCAGCGCCACAAAATCAGGCGGCACGCGCATGGGCTGCACCGTCCCGGTGAAGGTCTCGGCGGTCAGATCGCCGTCCCCGGCCTTGTGCACGCCGTCATTGAAAATGGATCCACACACGAGGAAATACTGCCCCGGCACTACCCCGGCGGGCACGGTATCCGGCTCAAAAGCAAACTCCCCGGCAACGGGATCATCTGCCCGGTCAAAAAAATTGTGCGTGTAAACGCACAGCTCTGGGACGGTCATGCAAAGTCACCCCCTTGCAGGTTAGACCGATTCACCCGGGGTAATGGTCTGGACAGAGATGCCGTCCAGGTACTCAGCAAACAGGGTCACGCCGGTGATGGCGAAGCTCTCAGAGACGGCGGTGGTGTAGTTGCCCTGGGTGTGGAAACCGATCAGGTTGCTGGCCTCGCCTGCGGTGGTGTACACCAGCCCGGCCTTGGCGTAGTCGCTGTCGGAGGGGTCAACGTAGTACATCACGATGTTGTCCACGGGGGTGGCAATGACCTTGCCCTTTGCGATCTCGCCGTCAGACAGCAGGAAGATGGTGTTGTAGCCCATGAAATCCTTGATGTACTGGAAGCCGTACTGGTTCTGGATGGTGATCGGGGCGGTGCCCAGGTACTCCGCCACGTCCAGGACGTTGGCAAAGCCCACAACGCCGGTGACGGTGCGGTGCATATTCTTGAATTTGTTCTCCACGCTGCCCTTTGCCATGGCCAGAGCCATCTGGAAGGTCTTGGGGGTGCCCTTCAGGCTGCCGGTGTTCAGGTACTTGTAGAACTTGTCCGTGACCTTTGCGGTCAGGTCGAACAGGAACTCGTCATCGGTCTTCTGCACGGCCACATCATAGCCATAGTTCTGGATTGCCTCCAGGGAGACGGCCTTGGCGTACTTTTCGATTGTGATCTTGCCGTAGTCCTTCTCCTTGACGGTGTACTGGCTGTAGGGGATCTCCTCGCCCTCGGCCACGGTGCCGCTCTGCAGGGTGCCCTGGGCGTACTTGCTCTTCAGCACGGTGCCGGGCTGCATCCGAATGGGGCGCATGATGCCCATGATCTCCCGCAGGTGCTCCCAGTTGCGCTGGAAGCGTGTCACAAAGTCGATTTCCCGGGGGTTGACGGTGATCTCGGTAGTGGTGGTCAGATTGGTCTTTGCTGGCATGTGTTAGTCCTTTCCGCCGCCTGTAAACAGGTCGGCATTTGCTGCAATGGCCGCCTGGCGTTCGCCAGCGTCCTTGATTGCAAAAATTTGGTCTTTGGTCATTTTGGAGCCGGCATTGGTGGGCGGGTTGTCCACCTTTGCGCCTGTGGTGGTCGTAGTGCCTACGAAGTCGCTCCAATCAGCTTTCAGGCTGTCGGCGTGCTTCTTGGCGTCCTTGACCTCGCCCTTATCATCCAGCTCCAGCTTGTCGATATCCTCGCCAGACAGCCGCACGACCCGATCAGCATACTTGTCCAGCACCCCGGCAGACTTCAGCAACTCCCGGAACTTGGCTTCCTTGGCTGCGTGGGTGTCCTTCTGGGTCTGCTGGGCTTTGTAGTCGGTCAGCGCCTTTTCAGCGGCCTGCTTGCCGCTGCTGGCTGCGTCGCGGTCCTTTTCGGCTTTGGCGAGGGCTGCGTTCTTCTCATCGAGCTGGTTCTGCAAGGTGTCCGTTTCCTCATGCAGCACGTCCAGAATTTTCTTGAGCTTGCCGCTGGTGTCGGTCGTTTCATCTTCCAGAATCGCCCGGAGAGTCTTGCGTTCGAGTGCCATGTGATAGTCCTTTCTGCCCTTGCTCGGGCTGCCATGCTTGGCAATAAGGTTTAATTTGCCGGACGTGCTGCCGGTGTGGTGCCGCTTGTGGGGCTTGAACCCACGGCCCCCGGATTAAAAGTCCGGTGCTCTGCCAGACTGAGCTAAAACGGCATAAAAAAGCGGCTGACGCTGTGCGCCAACCGCCGAATATTAACTTTTTAGTCAAATTCGTAATTTTGAAATTTGAGGTTGTTTTTTAACGGGATGAGTGTCACATGAACATGCACGTTTGCTTCGCCAAGAACTTTATCACAAAGTTTCTGAAGTTTGATTCTTGTATCGTCAATTTCAAAGCAAAGCCGTGTATTTGCTTCCTTATCATCCTCAATTTTTAGCTCTCGGATTTCGTTGGAAATTTCAAGTTGCCGAACTTCGCAAATTTTTGCTTTGTTTTGGAGCTTGAGCTGTTCCAAATGCAAGTTTTCGCGCTCGCTTTCCAGCTCTTCGATTCTGCTCATATTTAAGCCTCCTTGTTTCCTTCTTCCACCGCGATTTCTCGCAGCTCGTCAATGTGTTCTTCCACCGCAGGGCGGAGGAACGGACGGGGAGCCATGCCCCGGGTAAAGTGCCACTTGCCGTTGAAGTCTTTCCAGACCCACGGCGTTTTGCGACCGTTGCCGTTTGTTGCGTGTACGCCCGTGCCCAGCTCCACATACACGCTGTAAAAGAGATTTGACCCGATGGTCACGGTCTTTTTTGCAAGGTCTACGGCGTAGGTCAGGCTTTGCTTGAGCGCACCGCCCACATAGCCCTCAATGCCCGTGCTGTCTGCCGTGCCTGTGGGCACAAGAAGCTGGGCGTAGTCCTGCACCTTCATGCCCCAGATGGTCAGCACCCGCTCCGCCCACGAGTCCAGCGCTTCATGCAACTGCGGGGTGTTGTCGGTGAATTTGATGTCGTAGTTAAAGTTCATGGTTTACCGAACTCTCCACGTCTTGGAATTTTTTCTTGCGCGGTAGTAGGTCTTTCCCTCAAATGTCACTTCAAGTGCACCCCTGTCCATTGCAGAACCCAAAACGGAAGAAAGCGACTTTGTTTCAGCTGCCTTTTTGTTTGCGGTTGACTTTTTCTGCACATCCTTCATAAAAGAATTGACGTTTTGCCGTTTCTGTGCCGTGTTATCCGCCGCCTTTTGCACCTGACTCTGGTTAAACCTTGCAGGGCCGGAAACATATGGATTCGCAACCTTCGTCTGAGCCTTTAGCTGTTCCGTTGTCAGTTCATGCAATTTATCCAGTGCCGCCGCTTTTTCCTGCTGAGTAAGATTCGACTGTTGGATTTTCTTCACGTTCGCTTCATACTCGCGCTTTGTTGCATCGCCAGCATCAAACAACGAAAAATCATTCGATCTTCTCACCAGCGTACTATCCAAACTTTTTGCTCCATTTGCGCCGCCGCCCGCTCTCGCGGAGCTGCGCCCGGCTCTGCCGGATGCTCTACCACCGCCGCTCATCGTGACACCTCTCTCTTACTTCCGCATATTGCGGTTTAATTACAGTTGCGTTAAAGTCCATACCCGGTAATGGTTTGCCATACCAAAGAACTTGCGTGGGATTCAAGCGCCGCATGGCTTCCTTGCACCCCATTGTGAAAAGAGTTGTAGCTAGATGTTCGTTCATCAACCCAACGGACGAAATGGAGATGATGGAGTTTCGCGGCTCGCCGTCAAAGCACCACTCGTAGCTTTCCGGCCACACCCATTCGATGGTGGGAATGACCTTGATACAGTGCATTTGCCAGTACGCTGCCAACCAGTGCCGTTTATAGGCGCTCCAAATCTGCACCGCTTCCGGGTGGTCTCGGAACATGGAAAAATCAGGGGAAAGCACCGCCCCGAACTGCTGCAAAAGCGGCACATACTTGTCAGGATTGCGCCATACGCGCTCAAACTGGTAATCATCACAATAAAAATGGACGCCTTTGCTCCCCCTATCTTTGGCAGACAGGGCGTAGTTGAAAGGTATCCATTCCAGCTTGTCAATACGGATGTCCGTTTCAGGCTTAATCGCAGGGATGCCGTACTTTCCTACGCCGGGAAAAATCATTTTTTCGGTGTTTTCCATCGGCAGAATCACGGTTTATCCCTTCTTTCTTTTTCTGACTCCTTCCATTGTCCTAATAAGGCGTTTGTGTGCTCCATGCGGCTTTGCGCCATTTCCGTAGGAAGGCCGCGCGTGTTTTGGCTTAATGTAACCACACGGGGGCTTAAAATCACGGCAAAAGTTCAAGAAAAAGTCATCGTTGATTACAACAATCCCAAACTTCTTATTTTTCATGCTTTGCAATCTTCCTCTTTCTCTTGCGTTCAAAATAAGTTTTCGGCCAATCGGGCCGGTTCGCTGCCTTTTCAGCCTTACTGATCGCTTCTTCGAAATTTTTAGCGGTTCCGCCGGCATTGTAAAATGCCTTTGCAAGATTCTCGAAATTTTCGGCAGAATTCATTTTTTTGTCCTCTTTCTCTTGCGCTCTTCCGCCCACCACATTTGCTCTTTCTCTTTGCCGCCCTTGGATTTATACCACTCGGTGTAATCCATGACGGGGGTGGTCTCTTTGGTCACATTGTCCCGCTGCATGGCGTTCTGTCGGGGATACTTGCCCAAGGCAGAGGACAACACACAGCGGCAGTGGTAGACCATCTCCGGCGCTGCGTTGGGGTCGCCGGGGCGCTGAATCTCGTAACCCATGACCTTGAACGGCTCGTCAAGCTCTGCCGTTTGCTGGTCAAGCAAGCGGTGCATCTCACGGGTGCGGTAGTCGTGGGTGGAGTTCCACCGCTTTTTGACCTCGATGCCCAAAGCCTTGGCGTTTCGCATCTGCTGCAAAGCCCCGGCGTTCTGGGCGCTGGTAAGGGCTGTGATGGCGTTGTTCATGGCCCAGTGGATCTCTGTGTCAGCCATGCCGTTGACGGCCTGCACGGCGATGTCGTGGACGCTCTTGCCCTGCACGATGCCCTGCATGACGTAGCGGTTGAATATCTTTGCATCATAGGTTTTGTTGCTCTCGCTTTTGATACGCTTGTTGGGCACAAGCCGGGGGCGCTCCTGCAAAAGCAGCCGCACCGCCTCGGTGTTGTACAGGGTCAGCCCGAACGTCACGCCTGCGGCCTGTTCCAGCTCGTAGAACGTCCAGTTTGCGCCAAAGGAAAAGATGTTGTATTGCTCGTCCCGGGCCAGCTTGTAGGCCGTCTCTTGGGCTGTGGTGCAGGTCTGGGTAATGCCGTCCAGCTTGGCGCGCATCAAATCGGACTGAAAGACCTGATTTTGCAGCCAGATGCGGTAGTCGTCTTCGGCGATCTCGCCTGCATCCAGCTGCGCCCGTTTGCGCTCGTCCAGCGCTTTGTACTTTGCCAGAAACTCGGTCAGCTGCTCCTGCATCTCCCGGCGGGCAGTGCCGTACACCCGGAGGATGCGGCGGCGCAGGCGGTTCAGCTGGCGGGTAGAGATGCGGTCACGGTCATTAGCTTTCAAATCCATCAGCTACTCTCGAAACGTATTCACCCGCATTTTCGGAAGGAAATGCAAGCTTAAGGCTTCCGGGGATTGGCTCGCTGTCCAGCGGGTAAACGTCCATTTTATTCAATGCCGCCTCGGCTGCTTGGTTTTGGCTCTCGGCATGGACAAGTAAATATCCGCGCTGCTCCCACTTAATCGGAACTCGGTAAAGTGCCATCTTCGTTTCCCTCCTCTTTTTCAAACTGCGGTCGTCCAAACGCATCAATGCCGACCATCCGCACGTTTGGCCTTGCGACATCAATAGTCGTTCCCTGCAGCAGCTCAACAGCGGAAATGAACCGTTGCATAACATTTTCTGCTTCTTCCGACAGCTCGATTTCTATTTTCCCTTCCATCGGAATTTTAAGATTCGCCATTGTCTTCCTCCTCCTCGTCCGTGGTCTCTCTCGTTGCGCTCTCAGCCATCAGTGCGGCCTTGGCCTGCTCCTTTTGTTCCGGGGTCAGGTTGGGCAGCAGGTCAATGGCCATGTCCTGCCCGATGATCGGCGCCTCGGAAATCACCATGCTGACCTGTTCGGCTGTGTTGGTGATCTTGCTGCGGTTGAATGCCGGCATAGCGTTGTCAAAGCCAGCCAGTGCGCAGATCTGCCGGATGAACGGCTTGACCTGCGCCTCGAAGTCGTCCGCGTTCTGGTTCAGCGGTTCATAGGCTGCATCCAGATGGTCGTTGGTGCTGTCCGCACTGACGCAATGCACGTCCAGACCGCCGAAGTCTTCATACACCCGGGTGTGGAGCAGCTCCAACAGAGCCTGCCGGGCCGTCACAGGGATCTCGGTGGTGTAGGGGGTGATCTTGCCGCCCTCGCTGGTGTCTGCGCCCGCAATGTGGTACAAATTCAGCTTGACAAGGAACTCCTGCAGCTCGTCGTCCGTCATGCCGTTGAAGTTCTCGCACAGCCAGTAGATCTGCGAAAAGTCCTGCAAGTCATTGCAGAAGCCGGACATCACCAGATCGGTGTTGTCAATGTAGGCTTTCAGACCCACAAGGGTGCTCTGGTGCAGGTCGGAGCCCCACAGCGGCACAATGGGCAGAGCGCTGTAGTTTTCGCCCTCCACGCTTTCCAGCCCGCCGCCGGGTGTGGTGACGGTCACGCTCTTGTATGCCTGCTTTGGCACGGTCTCCTGCATCACATTGCCGATTTTGCTTTCCGTGTACTCGGTAAAGCCGTCCAGCTCGTACAGGATATAGTGCACATCCGTGTCCGGGTTCAGCCGCCAGAAGCGCACGCCCGCCTGCAAAAGGCCTGTTTTTTCATCGTACAGGGGCGCGAACTCGGTCAGCTTAAAAACCACCAGATGGTCGTTGTTCCAGAAGCCAAAACTCTCGCCGTGGATCAGGGCGAAATATCCGGCTTTCTGGATCTGCTCGTCAAAGTTCTGACCCAACCTGTCCTTGTCCACGCCATCGTTTGCAAAGACCACGCCGTTGCCGAGGGAGTAGGTTGCCCGCTGCTTGTTGAGCCGCCGGAAAAGATTGCTCTTGACCATATCGGGGTGTGGGGTGTCCTGCTTGGTGTTTTTGGATAGGCGCTTCAGCATCAAAGCGTAAGCCTGCGCAAAGCGTTCAGCCCCCGGGTTTTTCTGTGCGTCGTACAGGTCGGCATCCAGCGCCATCTTGTAGGGGCCGGAAGTGCAGTGCTGCTGCACGAACCGCCGGATGAAATCAGGCTGTTCCCCGGCGGCTTGCGCCTGCTGAAAAGTCTGGAATGTGTATACAGTGCTCAAAATCAATTCCTCAGTTTTACAAGGCGCTTCGTGCGCACAAAATATCGAATAGCGTCCATGCAGTGGTCGTTGACCTTCAGCACGGTGTCGTCTTTGTCTGGGTCCCAAGCGTACACGCCAAACTCTTCCAGCGTGTGCTTGCAGTCCTTGTATATTTTCAGCCGCCCGGTCTGCAGCATGGTCTGTACGTCCAGAATGCCGCTCAGGACATCATTGTTTGCGGGCGTCTGGGTAAAGCCGTTCTTGCGCAGCTCTGTAATCAGGGGCAAGGCAGAGGGGTCAACGATGATCCTCTCCGGCTTGAGTCCATTCAGCCACGCCTTGAGGTCCGCAACATACTCGCCCACGGTCTTTTGCCGCTTCTGTTCGCGGCCGCTGTAGTAGTACTCCCGGGTGACGATCCAGCAGTCTGCATCTGCCTGCTTTTGGAACAGCAAAAAAACCGTTGCGTTCTGGGTGCCGAAGTCGCAAGCCACATAGCTGCTCTTTGGAGACAGCGCCGGAAGCACATCAACAACGTGCTTCTTGCGGTCGAACATGTCATATACAAGGCCCTCGGCCACCGTCCACAGGCCAAGAATGTAGCGCTGATAAAAAACGCCGCTGTACTGGCTGCGGTATCTGGCCTTGATGTCCTCGGAAAGCGACAGGTTGTCGTCCATCGTGAAATGGAGATACATCATCTTGCGGGAACGGCATTTCCGCACCCACTCGAGATAAAACCAGTGCTGTGGGCTGCCCGGGTTGCAGTTGAACCAAAACTTTGACCCGGTGACAGAGCAGCGGGCCGTGGCCTGATTGACGAAGCTCTGCGGCATCAGGGCCACCTCGTCGAAGAATGCCCCGGCAAGGGTGATGCCCTGGATCAGGTCCTGGCTGCTCTCGTCCTTGCCGCCAAAAAAGTAAAATTCGTTGGTTCTGCCGCCCTTGCTGACGGTCATGCAGTTTTCTGCCCGATGCTCCTTGACGTTGTAACCACGGGCTGCAAGCTGCTGCTTGAGTGTGCCCAGCACGTTGCGCCGGAAGCTGGCAATGGTCTTGCCGCACATGGCAAACTGTTGGCCGCTGTAGCAGGTCATAGCCCACTGGACAAAAGAAAAGCTCATGGCAAAGGTCTTGCCCGAGCGGATAGCTCCATCGGCAATGATGCCGTTGTAGCCGCTGTATGTGCTCTGCGGTGTCCACCAGCTCAAGACCTGCTTTTGCCGCTGGCTGAGGGCTTTCCAACGAAAACCGTTACTTTTCCGCATGGTCGTCCTCTTCCTCCGGCAGCATCTCCACGTCATCCGGCGGGCTGATGTCTGCGGCAGCGCTCAGAGCCTCAAGCAGGCCATCGTCCGGGGCTTCTATGCCGCTCTGGTCTCCCAGCACAGCAAACTTGTCCACGATGGTGCCAAACGCCGTGGACAGCTGCGGCAGCGTTGCCTCTGCGATCTTGTCAGGGTCTGCCATCGCCTGAAGGTACAGCCCGAGAAGATCCTGTGCTTCCCCGCGCTTGCTACCTAAGTAGGAAAGCATGTCCTGCGTGTTCTGCTCTTTTTTTAAGGCGCACAAATCCGCGCACTTGGGATTATCTTTCACGATTTTCCGCACGGTGCTTTCTGCCACGTCGTTCAGCTTTGCGGTTCTGGCGTAGCTCTGCAGCTGCACATAGTCAGCGATGATCTTCTTTTTTTGTCTGTCTGTCAGCCGCTTCGCGCTCACCGCCACCACCTCTCTAAACCCATGCAAAAGAAAAACCGCCCGGAAATCCGAACGGTCAAAATATCGAATGTGCCGCCAGCCGGATTTGAACCAGCACCCACGGAATGGATGTGCGCAGTGGTTGGCTGTGCAGTGATGTTCCCGTGGTGTCACCAACGTTGTCCCGCCTTAAATGGGCGGCGCTCTGCCAGTTGAGCTATGACGGCATATAAGCAGCACCCGTGCATTCAGTTCGTTGGACATGCGTCAAACGGTGGGCGCTGCTGCATCCGGAACTTTCGCGGCCGGATGCCCCGCTACTCTCTGCATGCCGTCCCCCGGTCATACAAAGTCTGGCACTCCCGGCAGGACTCGAACCTGCAACATGCGGTTTTGGAGACCGCTGCTCTACCGCTTGAGCTACCGGAGTATAAAAGCCGCCCTTGGAATCGAACCAGCCGTGTCTGCACACACGCGCCGCGCTCCAAACTGCGCTCAGGCGGCCATATAAAAACAGCTCCGGTTCGCCGCCGGGGCTGTTGGTTGGCGCACATCCTGTCAGGAAAGCTACACCTTGGCAAGGATTCTAAGGCCTTTTCTTGGCACGGGAGGTTGCACGTGCGGCCTTGCGGGTTGTCTAGTCCATGCGCCATATGGTGCGAAACCGTGGATTCGAACCACGCGGAGAGGGAGGTGCGCGCCCTTCCCCAGACACTCAGAGCCGCCGCCATGAATGGAGCCGTGCCAAAATCTCGCATAGAAGCAGCCCGCGAAACGTGAAGAGAGAGCAAAGTCCGGTACCTGCAAGCAGAAAAGGAGGAAAATGCCAAGAAGGGACACGTTTCGGAGGCTGCGTGCATCGGTTTGCCTTTTGGCTTTTCCGATGATACAATTTTACACCATGCGATAGTGAAACCGCAATGTAATGACAGTGCAATGTTTTTAAAGGCTCAGTTCCTCCATTGCTTTGCGCCGCAAGACATAGACCATGCGCAGAGAGTAATTCATATCTTTTGCGACCCTGTCCCACGTGAGGCAATCGAGATAGTACTTGTACAGCACCGTGTATGCTTTTTCGTTCTGGATCCGGTCAAGTGCGCTTTTGATCTCAAGAAACAGCCTGTCGCAGACCGCTCTTTGCTCATAAGCGCGTCGCTTCGCTTCCTCCTCGCGTTCCACTGCCCGGGCAAGGCTCTGGCCATCTTTGCTGCCGCCCGGGGCCGCGCTGAGGCTCTGGGTAATGTGCCGGGTGGCCTCCTGTGCTTCGGCCAGACGGTCAGACAGCAAGTAGTATCTTTTTTCTGCTTCGCGGTAGCGGTTCAGCCACGCCTTAACGGCGCGGTAATCGGTTCCGTCCTGCTTCTGGGTGTCAGTGTCAGGTGTCCATGTGCGGGTCATTGTTGCTCCTTTCTTCAAAATCGTTGCAATATTCGGGCGGATTTATGTATCCTTCGTCTTTGTCACTTCTCCGGCAGATATAGTGATATCCGGATTCTGACGCCCCAAATTTTTGATTTAAGAAAACGCACCGGTCGCAAAGGCAAGGTTTGTTGCGGTTGAGCCGCCGCTTGAAATGTTCAATTGGGTTGCCATCGCTAAGAACAAACCAGATGAAAAATCCCGCAAGTGTTGCCATGAACAGCGTGCTTGCAATTTCAAATAGCATATCAAGCATTTTACTCCTCCATTTCTTCAATCTCGATTTCCACCCGGGGATTCTCCCGGTCAAGCTCCACCCGGCTGCCATCGTGGGCGGCGACGATCTTGCTGTTGTCGTCCTCCAGAACCCGGGCTTTCACCAGAATGTCCGTGGTCGCCTCGATGAGGTTTGCCAGATCGACCCGGCGGGCGGTTTTCATGTAGTACACGCACCTCACGTTCAAGCGGGCAGAAATGGGGCTGCGCGGCCTTTTGATTTGCCGCAGGCAGTCCGTCTCATAATCCACGTAGGCCTTGCTAGGGGCCACAAAGCGCCCGCCTGAGCGGTTTTTGAGGATGCGGGCAGAGTTCTTCTTGGTTCGCGGGTCGCCGTAGAGGGTCAAGTGCATTTTTTCCGTTCCTCGCTGTTCCACTGCTTGAGTGTTGGTGCGTAATGCCCGCACATCAAACAACAAAGTTCAGTCCCCGGGTCCGACAGCACTGTGATCTTCGGATTAACTGACTTGATTTTCTTTCCCCATGCAATACATCCACTCCCGCACTTTGGGCAAGGAAGAACAGTGTATGATTTTTTTATCACTTCACATCCTCCATTAGATCATCAACGCACATCTCAGTAAGGACGGCGTCCAACTTGTTCATTTCTGTCGTTTCCATGTATCAGACCTCCTTGATAGGTTTCCAAACAGGGTATGCGTATGGATGCTTTGCAACTTCATTCCACAACCACTTATATGGATAACCTACGCAATTGGACTTTGTAATCGGCCCAGCAATCGCTATCACATAGCCGTTTTCATCTGCATCTTCTTTCTTAGGCGGTTGCTCAAATGTGCTTCTCCACAAGCCCTCAAACCCGATTTCGCTATAAGAGCAGGTTTCAAAATAATGTGTAGCCATCCCAAGTTCTTGCTCAATATCGCTACGGATGCTCTTGTCGTCCTCGTCCGCTTCGGTTTCGAGAACAAGGTAAATCCGCTTTTTCATACTCTCACCTCTTCATCTTCGTTTCGATGTTGTCCAGCTTCCATGCAACCCACCAGACGGAACAGCAGTTGTCTAACTGTCGCCACCATGCACACTTTTCTTTCTCGCATACGCACCGCCCAAGCGGATTGCTGGTCCGCTTCATCTTCCGTCCTCCACATAGCACCAGCTTTGCGGCGCGCGTTCGATTCCGAACGCTTCTCCCCGGCAAATCAGCTTTTCTGCGTCCCATCTGCGGCAGGTGCAACAGTCTCCGCGATGCGTACAGGGCTGTATCGCCCAGAAATCTTTAAACTTTACTGGCTTTTTGTATAGTTTGAAGTTTGAAATATGCCAGCAGTACGCATCGCGGCAGTCAATCAGCTTCCGTCCTTTCCAGCCAGCATAAGCCTCTACCTGCTGCGGTGTAAGGCAGCTTCCCAAAATCCTTTCTTCGAGATTCCCTGGGATAGAGCTTGTAAGCGGAGTAATTCTATCGATATCGTTGCAGGTGAACTCGCCAATGACGCGCCCCCTTTTCCCTGGCCATCCGCCGTGGACCTTCGCGGACACGTCCCAGTTACGGTCGTCCGAATTAAACTCTTTACTCGCCGTCCGGGTGCAGTAGATATACACCCTGAACGGCGTTTCCAGCTTCGGGCGGGTCTTGCGCACCTCAATGGTCTTTTGCCCCCGAATGATGAGGTCGCACCATTCAGGCCGAATGCTCATCAAGATAGCCTTCATTTTTTCACCATCCCTTCCATTGCCAGCTGCTCGCACTGCTTTTCAGCTTCCCGGCGCTGCTGGTCATACTCAAACAGCATATCTGCGTACTCATTGCCCACCCGGCGGATGGCCGTTTCCAGCATCTCCGTCACAAGGTCGTGGTACTTGTCTGCGCCCTTGCGGCTGTTTCTGGCAGCTTCCCGGGCTTCCCACAGGTCGGCGAGCTTGTCCTGCCTGTCAGCGGCAATCTCGCCATAGCCGTAGGCATCCTGGATCTGCTCCATGCTTTCCCAGCCTTCCAGCTCAGCAAAGGGGTCAGCTTCAGCCTTTGCCATGCTGCGGGCTTTGGTCTTTTTCTTGACGTACCGGGCCAGGCCGTCCTGAATCACGGCGTGGGCATCGTCCATCGCCTTGCGGACGGCCTTGACCTCGCGCTCTTTCTTGAGCTGGTCGGGCTGGCTGGCCCATTCGGTCATCAGCTCAGATTTGGTTTTTGGTTTCATCTGCTCACCCCCATTGCTCGGCCATTGCTTTCGCAATTCCTGGTGCGGTTTTGCTTCTGGCTTTTGCCCGGCCCTCTTGACCGTTGTGCGTGTTGCGTATGCCTTCGCACCAGCTGATTTTCTTGCGCCTTTCCCCATTTGAGACGTACACGGGCTCTGGTGGTGGAAAGTTGTTTTTCCGTTCCAGAGGCGGCAAGTTTTTCAGCCAAAGGCAAGTTCGCTTTGTGTGATAGTTTTCCGTGTCCTCTTTACTCTCGGCAAAGTAGTACGGATGAATGATCTGGTCGGCTTTTCTGTACGCCGTGTTCATGATGCCTACAGGGTTCTCAACTGCAATCTTGGGGACATCTGCCAACATGAACTGCATAAAGAAAATTGCGGCTTTTACACGCTCTGCCCACCGGGCAACAACCTTTTCAGCCGGGGTTACCCGCAAGCTGAAAGAGCGTGTTGCTGCGTTGCTCAGGTAGGTGCAGGGCGGGTGTGCGATGAGCAAGTCCCACTTGCCAACGTCATGCGTTACACCGTCCATCGTCACGATTCGCCCCCCCCTCCAGAGCCTTGAGCGCATCTCCAAGAATATGCCACTCGGGGTGTCCGCCAGATGGCTCGATCAGGTCGCACGAGTAGGCTTCATGCCCACGGGCACGAAACGCTTTGCAGACCTCCTGCGATTCCTCGCAGGCAATAAGTACTTTCACCGTTTTCTTCCTCCCATCCATCCTTCTTTGTTGAAATCGTTGCGGCTGATCCGCTCCGCCGCGTGGTTCCCGTTGGTGTAGATGCGCTGTGCTTTCAACTGCCGCTTGTACTCGGCGTACCGTGGGCAGCTGTCGTGGCAGATCGGGTGCCGGTCGGGGCAGTCTTTACATGTCGGGTTGGTCATGTTCGGCTTCCTCCTCGTCAAACCAAAGGCGTGTTCCGCATCCGGGGCAAAATTTGTCAAGGTAATAATCATCGTTGCATTCATACCCGCAAACGGGGCAAGTTGTCGTACATGCATTTTCACGCCAGTAAAGCTTTTTGGGACGTTCGCCCGGCAGTTTAGGCATGGGCATCCAGACCGGGAGGTTTTCCGGGAAAGCTGCCACCAAGTTCCACGGCCAATTTGTTATGAAGCCGTCGCAGGGGTTGTTGTTGATGCTCAGGACGTCGCCGTCTTCATTTGCATCAGCCTCAGTCGGCGGCTCTTCTGCGGTCTTGCGCCAGCGCTGGACATCCGGGACGACTGCCGGTTCGTCTTCCAGCACATCCATCGCATCCATAATCTGACACGCGCGGCATCTTACGCCGCCGTAATCGTTGCAGCCACAGCAATATGCCGCTTTGATGTTTGCGATGGCTTTTTCGCGGTCGATAAATTCGCTCATTTTTCGATCTCCCTCAAAAATCCCAGCTGTCAGGAACGCCAAGACGGCATTCTCCATCTCCATCGTTACTGGTCGGCTTATCGAACGGGCAACCTGGGCAACCATTTCCGGTCGCCGAATGGTAGTGGCAAAAGTCCATCAAGTAATGGGCCATTTCCTCCGGACTCATAAATTCACTCATTTTGTAATCTCCTTCCTTGTCGGCTCGCTCGCCCGCAGCCTTGCCGCTTCACGGGGGGCGGTGGTGATATCGGCCTGCGCCTGCTTCAAAAATTCAGCACGGCGGTATGTAAGGTCTGGCATTTCAGCCAGCTCTGTAAGCCCTCCCACGCTCCCGGCATAGGATTTTGCCGCCGGGGGGAGTTGGTCATACAGGGCTTTCAGCTCTTTCTGTCCGTCACTACGCAGCAGCCCGCCCTTTTCGTCAATGCCGGTCACCATCGGAAACTTGCGCCAGCTCAAAAATGTCTGTGCCTTGCGTGCCGCTACAGCCAGAGCTTCCCATTCAGCGGACGGATCAAGACACTGGGAAAGCTGCTTGAAGATGTCGGCCACCGTGACCGGATAAACGCATACCCGGTTCGCCGCCAGAAAAGCCCGCTTGACAGTATCGCCGTCATAGTCGCCAAACTGGTACGTCCACACATCGATTGTGGTCTGCATCTCCTCGTCGGTCAGAGGCTTGGAACCCAGCTTGTACAGCACGAAATTCATGCGGATCAGCTTTGCCACGTCTTCCCGCGTCATGTCTCAAACCCTCTTTCTCTGTCCATCTTCGCCAGCACCCGTGCAAGCTGGTCGTCTACGGTCTCGGTTGGCTGCTTTCCTCGCGGTCTGGCTTGTCGGCTTTGTTCGTTGGCTTCCACGTCCCCCGGCGTACGCAGGCCGTCCCGTTTCCATCCGGACAATATGCCGTTGATGTAACTCCACGAGCGCTTTCCGGCTTCTGTGGCCTTGTCAATCGCCAGCAGGATCATCTCTGTGCTGTACTCCTGCCTCCACTTCTGCAGCTTGTCCAGCGCAGAGCGTGGGAAGTCCCCAACGGCCTGCTGATAATGCTGGACGATTTTAGAAAGTTCTACGTCAACGGCGGCGGCGCTATTATATACACCACCGTTAGGTGATATACCATTACCATTTACATTACCATTACCATTTACATTACCATTACCATTTACATTACCATTACCATTTACATTACCATTTACAGCCGGATTTGCCGCGTTTTGCTGTTTTTGCTCGTCAAAGTCGGCATTTGCCGGATTTGCCGCGTTTTGCTGACGCTTGCCGTTTGTAACTTCTGCGCCTTTACGCCCTGCAGCAGCTCTCTTTTCTCGTCTTTCGTTCCATTTTTTAGAATTTGATTCCACCGCCTCGGACATAAAATCCCACGCCATTTCGAGCTTCTGGTCGTCCTCAAAATTCGGTGGATCGGGGAAATCAAGCAGCGCATCAAAAATCCTGCCTTTTTGCTCCAGAGACAATTTACGCAATGGCTTTTTCCATGATTTGTAAATGACTATGCTTTTCTGTTCTTCCTCTTTCAACCGCTTTCACCTCCTTCTTTGCACGCCCGTATAGCCGGATAGCACAGCTTGCAAGATCAGAAGGAAAGATCTTCTGCGTCTTCGTTGATGGGGTCATACTCAGCAGAAGGGACCGCTTCCGGAGCGCTGGTGCTGTGCGGCGCGTAGTCTGCAAGGCTTTCGCCGGGGTATATCTGCGCACCCTGCAGGCCTTCCGGTTCTGCTGCCGGCTTTGCAGGCTCCAGCGGCAGGCCGGGCTGCGCCATCAGGTCGATCATCTGCTGCAGCCAACGGAATGTCACCAGCCCACCGGGCTGAACATCATCCGCGTCCACGTCGTAATAGATCTTGCCGTTATACTCCCGCTCTTTCAGCTTTTGAGCAAAAACTGTGACCTGATCGCCTTTCTGCAGCATGCCGTCCCACTGGTCGATGCCGTGCCAAAGGTTAACACCCACAAAGAAGCTCTGCCATTTTCCGGTCTCGTCCTGTGTGCGGCTGGCTTTCAAGTCAAACTTCAGCACCCGTTTTTGACCGGCATCCCGAAGCACCGGGTCTTTGGCGATCTCGCCGTGCAGCATGATGCCGTTCTTGGTCTGGACGATCATGCATCATCACCGCCAAACGGATCATCGGCGTTTTCCTCTGCAGAGGGTGCATCCGAGGCAGGGATCAGGGTGCCTGCTGTCTTGCGGTGGCGGTGGGAGCCTGCGTAAGGATCCAGCACCGGCAGTTCTTCAGGCGGCACCTCACGAGCGGCGCCTTCAGCGTCCACACGCACCTCGCTCTCATCGTACAGAGCGCCGAAAGTAGAAGGAAATGCTTCACGCAGGGCGTGCACCAAAGCCACCTTGCGGATCATGGTAGCCTTTTTGCCGTTCCAAAGAGACTTTCCGGTGTCGTATTCACTGAGCTTGACTTCCTCGTAGCTGGCGCGGGTGCGGTCCTTACGGTAGACCTTCGCCCAGCCGCCGAGAAGGGTCTCGCCGCCGTTCCCATCATAGACGATGGAACCCTCACGGTTCAGCAGCTGGCCATCTGCGGTCAGGACGATCACGCCAGCTTCAAAACCATCGTAGGCCGGGTTGCGCTCGGCCATCTGCAGATAACAGTTCTTGCCCAGCACGATGGTGCTGGCGGTGTCCTCGTTCTTGTTGTCGTAGTGGATCAGATAGGCTTCCTTGGTGAAGGGGTTCAGCTTGTACTGCTTGCAGGTCTCCAGAAAGATTTTGCATTCAGCATCGGTGGCTTTGTCGCAAATAAAACGCCGTACTTCGTCAAAACTGACGACGAGGTGCTGGCCATCGGCAGCAGTGATCTCCACCGGAACGGACGGGGATGGGGATGCGGCCTGCATAGCAGTGCTGCCTGCAAGGTTGGCGTTCTGGACGGAACGGTTTGCCAGAGCCTGTGCATTGGAAACGGACGAAGTAGGCGCGGGTGCGCCGGGACGAGTAAATGCCATAAGTAAATACCTCCAAAATTATTTGATAGAACCATAGCGGAAGCCGCGCTCTGCGGCTCCCTGTTTGAACCACGCGATGTCCTCGCGGGTGAACTCCACCCAGAAACGATACTGCTTGCGGACCGGAGCCTCCTGCTGCGCAGGCTCTGCAAATTTCTGAAGCATGCCGAAATCCAACCTGCCATCCGGCGTAATGGCTGCATTGGCCTGCGCCGTTTGAGCCGCTTCTGTGGCGATCTGGCGTTCTTCATCGGTCGGAGGGATAACGACCGGAGCGGTGGCCTGCGCCCGCTCTGCGGCCATTCTCTCGGCTTCTGCGCGGCGCTGTGCGTCCCTGGCATTCTGGCGGCGGCTATGCTCCACAAGGGCAGCGTTCAGATTCAGTTCACGCAGATACTCCGTGGTGCAAGCCTCTGCGTCCTCTCCGCAGGTCTCCCGGATCAGACGCAGCTCCTCCCGCCGGGTCTCCACGCTCTTGCGCAGTTCACGGCTGGCCTTTGCCAGGTCATAGGTCTTGTTCAGCCACTGGGGCACAAGCAAGCGGTCAAAGGGGATAAGCTCCAGCAGCTCGCCGATGCAGTCCGCATAGACAGCCTGCAGGGCGTCGGCCTTGTCCTGCCGTTCGGCTTCCTCCACAGCCTTGACCTGAGCATCGATTGCGCCGGATACAGCCTTACACTGGCTCTGCATCTGCTTGGCGCTCTGCAAGAACTCTTCCAACGGCTTCATGTAAAAAGCCTTTGCACTGCGGGCGGCATCGCTGAGCTGCTTGTCCAGCTTGTTCACGGCGGCGCGGTCGGCCTTGGCATCCTTGATGGTTTCCGGGGTGTAGACGCGGCCGGTGTAGGCGGCCAGCATCTCGGTCAGATTCTGCTGCACCTCGGCTTCGTTCCACCGGATCGCGGGCAGCTCCGGGTGCTCCACCCGGACGGTCAATTCTTCTTGCATAAATATTCACCTCGCATACACAACGTTCATATCGGAGTCAAACACCCTGTACAGCTGTTCGGGCTTTCTCTTTGCCAGTTCATCGGCAATCACAATTGCATCCGAAGTATCCGGAAATTGCTGCTGCGAAACAAGCGCTGGCGGCTCTTGCTTCACATCGTAAATTCTCAAAAGTGCCACTTGTAAAACCTCCTGTTTTGTGCTATTTTTGTGGTGATGGGCGGCGAGACTCATCACTCTTTGGGCTTGTCCGTGTTGGCGCACGGGCAGGCTCTTCTTTTTTGCGGCGTATCGGCGGCAGACTGTCCACCTCATCACGTCGGATGCGCTCTTTCTCAAAAATGTACTTGCGAGCCCGACGCCTGCCGTTGCGGCTGTGGCTGCTCGCGGACGCAAAGCTGTTTGCGCTTTTGTAACCCAGCCGCCTTGCGCACATCTCAGACGTACCGCTGGCGATCAGGTCTCCGGTCTTGGCATCGTACACGGTGTACCACATGACATGGTGGACAGTGTCAGGCATACGTGATCTCCCCGGACTCCTCTTGCAGCATCTCCCGCACGTTGTCCATTTCTTCGGCGCACATCTCCCAGACGTTTGCCCGTGCGGAGTATCCGGCCCGTACAACAATGTCATCTGAGGCTTCGGCTTCTCGCTTGCAGCGTTCGGCAAGCCGCGTGTAGGATTTGACTTTGTCCTCAACGTACTCTTTAGCCGTCATCATGCCCCGCGCTCCTGATTCTCCGGATACTCCGGGTTGCGGGCGTGGGTGCGGTTGATCTTGCCGTACTTGCGCCACCTTGCAGCTTTCTCCCTGTCCTCTGCGGCAAAGCCCAGACGAGCCAGCAGAACAGCAGCCAGAATCAGCACCAGCGACACCGCAAACAGCGTGCCGGAGATGTATCCGGTGGTCTGCGCAGTGCCCTCTGCGCCCATAGCTGCGCCTATTCCAACGCCGCCAAAAATGACAGCCAGCCAGTAGTAAGTAGTAGATTTGAGTTTCATTCTTTCGGATCCTCCTTTGTATAAACCTTTTCGAGCTTGTAAAAGTCCTTCACCCACGCCATAAATCCGGCGCGTGAGATCAGCGGGGCGGCGCTCTTGGTGTCAATAGACGGCACCGCCCATGCCGGGAAGCTGCCAGCCTGAATCATACCGGTAAAGATCGGCTCGCTCACCGAGATGTTGTTATCTCGCATGATCTGGCAGCACTCTGCAATTCCCATGCTCGGCTTCACTGCCGCACCCCTCCTTTTTTCCTCTCAGCTGCCGCTTCATCTGGATATGCTCCAACCGCTCCGGCTGCCTTGCATCCCAGCGCTGTTCAAGCCAGCGCTTGTTGCAGTGCTTCTTCACGGCTTGACCTCCACAAACTCACCATTTTTGAGGGTATAGTAAACGTTTTCTCTGATGGCGGAACCGTCTACGCGGGCCATTTTGGCACAGATCATGTGGCCGTCATCATCGTACTCGGTCAGCACCAAATAGCAGCCCAGTGCGCCGCGCGCCTTACCGCAAGCACCGTTTACAACGGCAATGCTATCTTTTCCATCTGCTTTTGCGCTGCAATAAGCCCCAGTGGCTGCCGCCGTGCTGTAATCGCCGCTGGAACCC